GGCGGCGCAGTGGCCGTTGCAGCCACCGGTTCGGTCCAGGCATGCACGGTGACCACCGCATGCGCGGTGATGCCGTCGGGATCGCGCATGTACTGGATTTGCTCGATCGACAGTTCAATCAATCGCTGCCCGTCGACCACCAGTTCCGCACGATCAAGATCGGATGCGATGGCGGCGCCGAGCTTCTTGACCTGGACGGTGTCCGGCCCCGCCGCCCAGCCGTCGAGCGTCAGGAACGCTTCGCCGCCGTCGAGGCAATCGCCATGTTCGGGCAGCATCTGGAACGGCCCGAAGCTGACATAGGGTTTTACCGCCCCGCCCGGCACGCCGTCATAGATGCGCCCGCCGGTCTGCACGCCGGTCGCGCCGGCTTTCATCAGCGACAGCGTGCCCTTCTGCATCGCTAACGCGGGATCGGAATAGCTCACACCGCCACCCCGGTTTCGGCAATCATTTCAATCCAGATGCCGTGCTGGCTGTCGCCGACGAACGGATCGATCGCGGTGCGGATATTGAACTCGGTGCCGTTCTCGACCTCGGTCGCCTTCCAGTCGGTGGTGACCTTTCTGGTATCCGTCGAACGCCGCACCGTCAGCACAACGGGTTGCCGCCCCGCTAGCCGTGCTGCGTCCACCGCCTCGCCGCCGACCTTGGCGGTGATGTTGGCCGACACGGTGAACCGGTCCAGCCAGCCGGTCGAGACGTTGCCGTATTCGTCCTCGGTGGTGTCGCGCTCGGAAAACTTGAGGCGATAGCGCAGGCTGCCCGCGCCATATTCCGGCGCCGGCATTACCGCTTCCTCCGCTTCGGCCGGAAGGCATAACCGGCGTCGACCATGTCGCGGGTGAGATAGCTGCCGGCCGCATCTGGCTCGAGGGCATCGTGAAGGATGCGACCGGCCCCGTGACGCTCGATCTCGCGGGCAGCGAGTTCAAGCACGCGAGAGTAGGTGGTCCCGGCGCAAAACCGCACGGTGCGGCGCGGATGCAGCGGATAGTCGTAGTCGCGGAACAGCTCGACGGTTTTCATGCCCGCGGCATCCAGTAGGTCGAGATCACGTCGGTCATCCAGCCGGGTGTTTGAGCATCGGTGCCCGGCACGAGGATCTCTCTATTTTCGTAAAGGTGCGACGTGTATCTCAGCACGGCATCGGTAATGCCGGGATCGAGTTCGTCGGCGTTGGCGTAGCCGGACGGAATTGCCACTGCCATGCCGGACACGAAGCTGCCGACCAGGCCATAAATGCCAACACCGTGCGTCGACATGGTTTCGATCTGGTAATTGGCCGAGACATCGCCATTGGCATCGACTGTAAAACTCGGCACCGGCGTTATCGGCACCCGCGCGACACCGTTGCAAAAATTGATACTGTCCGGTTTCCAGGTCCAGGTCACCGGATTAACCGAGACGTTGGTGGCCCGTTCGAACCAGCTGATCGCCCGCTTGATGGCGTCGGTGATGTAAGCATCGTCATAGTTGCCATCGACCCGCAAATGTGCCCTTGCCAATGGCAGCAACATTGCCGGCAGCGTGATGCGATCAAGGCCGGCGCCCGCGATCGCGCTCATGACAGATCCTCCAGCGAGAACTGCCGATGCCGACCGTCGGTCATCAGGAACACCAGCACGCCATTTTCGATAATGATGTCGGCTAGGCCATTGCCCGTCGGACCTTGCGGCCCCTGCGGCCCGGCCATCCCGCGCTCGCCGCGTTCGCCCGGCTTGCCGCGGGAACCCTTGGCGCCAAGCATCCAACCGTCGCCCGGCAGTTCCCCCGGATCGTCTCTGACCGCCCGCCATTCGCTGCCGTTGTACGAAACCACGTCCATGGCGCGGTAGGTTTCGGTGGCGCCGTAGAGGCCCCTGGCGCTGCCGCCATAGGCCGGCTCTCCGCTTGGCCCTCGCTCGCCCATCTCACCGATAGGCCCCGCTGGCCCTTCCAGCCCCCGTTCACCCATTTCCCCAGGCCGCCCGTCCCGCCCATCGCGGCCGGGATCGCCGGCCACGCCCCGCTCGCCGATCATGCCGCGTTCGCCGGGTGGCCCCGCCGGCCCGTCCATGCCGCGCTCGCCCGGCACCCCGTCGCGGCCGGGTTCCCCCGGCATCCCGCGTTCGCCCTGCGGCCCCGGCACCCGGACCAGGTTGCCGTATTCGTCAATTCGCGCCTCAAGCGCGATCCGCTGCGCCCGTTCCTCGGCCAGCAACTCGCCGACCGCGGACAGGATTGCCTTGCTGCTAAGAGGTTGCATGGGTGTCCATCGTTCGCTGGATCATAAACCGCGCAAGCGCCTTTTCGTCGTCCTCGCTCATGGCTTCGTCGCCGCCATTGTCGTTGGCAGGCTCCGGTTCAGGCGCGGCTTCAGGCGGCGCTGCGGCAACCGGTTCCGGCGGCTCGTAGTCGAGCGCCACCATCTGCTGCTGCACCCTCGGCATTTTGCCGAACCCGCCGGGCACCGCCGGCATGCCGAACTTGTAGCGGGCCTCATCCGGCGAATGGATGCCGGACTGCACCGAGCGCGCCATGCCCTCGATCTTTTCCTTGAACGCGGACCGCAACAGCACCTCGGTATCGTATTCGGTATATTCGCGGCCCTTGCCGATCGAGTTGGCGTTCAGACCGATGAACTGATCCATCGCCACTTCGATGTGATTGATCATCCAGCCGAGGCCAGCGGCGAGCCATTCGCTCATGACGGCTTCGGCCGATTTCTGGGTACCGGTATCCGACAGGCCGAGCAGCACCGCCGGCACCCCGAACACCGCCGCCACCATGCGGTCGTTGAGTTTCTTCTGGTCGATCACCTGCTGGTCTTGTGCCGACATGGTGAGCGGCTGGAACTTCAGTCCGTTGGTCAGGATCGGCACGCCGCCGGCGTTCATGTTGGCTGAGTGTTCCATCCACCGCCCGCGCAGATCCTGGACCTGCGACGGCGTTAGCGTGATGTCGGTTTGCAATACGCCTGACGGCCGCATGTTGGTGGCGGCCTGGGTTAGCGAATGATTGATCGCCGCATTCTGGCCTAGCTCGGTCGGCAGCGCCGCCAGCCAGGTTTCGCCGACCAGCGGATGCCGCGGCGTGGCCAGTTTCACGTGAAACACATCGCGCGCCGGCACCACCAGCGAGGTCCGGCCAAGGATGCTGTCAAACTCGAACAGGGGGTTGGCGGTGCCGACTTCGTAGAACACCTCCCGGTAGGGTTGGCCGGCAATGCCGACCTCGCGCACCCGGCACGCCCTGGGATCGGTCCAGTGCAGCGCCGTCACCTCGGAGCGGTCGTTGCGCTGCGCAATCCAGTAGCTGTTGCCGTTAAGCAGCAATGAGCGGATCAGGTGGACCAGGAAGTCTGACGGCGTCTGGTACGGGTTCGGCGCCCGCAACAGCCGCGCCAAAGCCGAGGTCGTGATGTCCTCGGTGCCGCCATTTTCGAGTTCCAGGCGGTGATAGCCGGGTAGTTGTGCGATTGCCCGCACATAGGCCCAGACGCAGGCTTCCACCACCGAACTGTTCGGCGCCGTCAGCGGGTCGAGATCCATCTGCCAGTAGTTGAGATACTGGCCCCATGTCGACGGCAGCACCCCGCCGCTCACGGTATACGGCCCCGGATGATAGTTGCCCTCGCCGGCCGGGTTGGCTTTCTGGCGCGGCGTGATCAGCCGCGCCAGTGATTGCAACATGCCGGCCATTTCAGGTTTCCCGATCCGGCGTCCTGTTGGGCTGCGGCCTTGCGCGGGTTCGGTAACCGGGCTGCGGGCTGCTAGGCTGCATGGCTCTTTCGTTGTGGTTCTGATCGCGCTGCTGCCGCTGCCGTTCCTCGCGGGCCTGCCGCGCCTCCGGGGTTTCATCTTCCGGCGGCGGTGGTTCATCGTCGTCGTCGCCGAGGGCGGCGGCGGCATCCCATTGTGCCTGCGCCCAGGCATGCGCCTGGGTGAGCGCCGACTGCCGATCTTCCTCGGTCAGCACATGGTCGTGGTCGCGATCGGTTTCGCCGGGATCGCGCGCCCAGTGGCTGTCCTTGGCTTCCTCGGCGTCGGCTGCGGTCATGGTCAGGTAGTTGCCGCGATACGGCCCCATGATGACTTCCATGATGACGTTGCCTTCGGCGTTCGGCACCAGTTCCCGTTCAGCGGCGGTCTTGCGCCGCTGTTCGTTGCGTTCTTCCTCGGCCCGCTTGTTGTCCTCGATCCGCTTGGCCTCGGCTTCCTTGGCCTCGCGCTGCCGGTCGTCTGCGCTTCTATTATCTTCGTCCATCGTTATTCCTCCGTTGTTTCCATTAAGGTGGCGGCGCCCGTTGCCAGGCGCCGCCATCAAATCACCAGCTGACGGCAGCGATGGTCTGCACCATGCCGGCGCGGCGCATCACCCAAGAGACGTAGAGGCTCATGCGAACCGCCACGGCGTCGGTCTGGAACAGCGACCGCATCGGAGATGCCACCACACCAGAACCTTGTGCACCGGTTACCAGCGCCAGCGGCGTGGTATCTTCCTCATGCAGCGTGGCATCGGTGGACACCGCGAAGCGCGGCGCATCACCGTTGGCGGTAGCAAAGTCGGCCGCGTCGACCGCGATCACCCGCCCCGCCGGGACAGATGCCGAGACGATAAAGCGCACGCCGAACTTGCTGCCGGCTTCCTGGCGATCTTCGAACAGGAAGTCGCCGGTGGTGGTCTGCGCAAAGCCGAGTGACAGTGCCTGCGCAGGGTTGACGATGATGGCAATGTTACGACCACCACCGGCGGCGATGATGGCCCCGATCAGTGCCTTGAGGTCGGCGACCATCGCAGCGGTTGCCGGTGTTGCGGCTGATGCGGTGATTGGCGTCACACCGTTGAGCAGTCCAGCCGGGCGAATGCCTGCCGCGAATGCCACGTTGTCGATCAGGTAGCCATCCAGCGCCATCGAGGTATCGTCCGACATCGCCTGCCGAATGATCTGCTCGATGCTCTGTGCCGAGTAGGTCGCCATTTCTTCGGTGAATGTCGAAATCACCGACAGTTTGTTCGGCGACAGCGACACGGTGGTGAACGACGCACGCTTGACCGGCTTGGCGCCGCCCTCCGCCGTCCAGTTGCCTGCCAGGTTCGGGGTGTTGGCCCGCACCGGGATTTTCAGCACACCGGCGTTGCCGAAGGTGTAGCGCACGCCCATGCCGGCCAGTTGCAGATAGATGCTGTCGGCGATCAGCCGATCCATGAACGGCATGGTGTCGGTCTGGATCAGTTCGGCGGCCCAGGTTGCCACCGTGGTGTTGGCCGGATTGACTGCGGCGCGCAGCACCATACCGGTGATTTCGTTGGAGTTGTGCGCGCCGGGGTACATCGTGCGCAGCGTCTGCCCGATGTCCTGTTCGTGCGATGCCTGCGATTTTGTCCACGCCGCCAATGCACGGAACTGGTGATCGCTGGGTTCGAGCTTGCGCTTCGGCATGGCCGGAACGCGGATGGTGTCAGACACCGCTGTGATCGGGTCGGGCTTGGCTGGCGCCGGCGCGATGATCTGGCCGAGGAACGGCGAGGGTGAGGGCGTCTGCTCGCTGCTGCGGGTTTCCCCGAACAGCAACCGCTCGGCGGTCTTGTGGCCATCGAGGTCGGCCCGCGCGGCCTTGATCTGTGCCGGCAGTTCGTCGCGATAGCGTTTGGTCTCTTCCTCGTTGAGGTCTTCCTTGCCGGCGAGTTCCTGGTAGCTGGTCAGCAGGCCGGCAATAATCTGTTGGGCATTCTGGATCTTGTTGGTGATGGTTTCGTTAGACATTTTCGTAAACCTTGTGGGTTCGGGATTTGGTGTGGCTGGCTTGCCGGTTGATGTCGGTTCGAAACTTCGTGCAGGCTCGCCGAAGATTTCCGAAACGGTCTTGGGAGAAAGGTTGAGAGATCGCGCCAGCGCCACCGCGTTGGGGTTGGCTGGCACGGAGACAATTGAACATTCGAGAAGAGACTGACGCTTGAACCGCCAAGGCCCGTAATTCTTGTCGGCCTTTTCGTTCAGCGGCTCGCGCTCTTTCGGCTCGAAACCGACACTGACCGCCCGTAAGCCATTTTGCTCGACCATCTTGCGGACACTGTCGGCAATTTCCGAAGTGCCCGGCTCAAACGGCACGAATGTTCCGATCAGGCGACCGCCCCTTACCCGCACGTTCGCCCAGTTTCCTACAGGATAGTCGGCCTTGTGATTAAAAAGCGCGATCGGGTTGTGCTTGTCGCCGGGTTCGAAACTGGACAGATCCCAGCCCGATGGCTCGATCACATCGCCCATGCGATCGACGCTGCCGTCGGACATGACGAATTCCTTCGGCTCACCGCCGGGTGGCGGTGCCGTTTTCACCTTGTGCAGCATGTTGGTTATTCCCTTACGAAACCAGTTTAAGCTGGCTGGCTGCTGCCGTGGCCGCAGCCCACGGATCGGCAGCGACGAAAATGTTGCCATAGGACAGCGTCGACGTGGTGCCGTTGAACACCAGGCGGATGCTGTCCAGATAATTACCGCCCGGCAGCGGCGAGGTTTTTGCCGCCGCCACCTGGATCGAGCAGCGTCCGCCTAGCGCATCGACGATGAAGATGGTGGCGTCGTCCTGGTCGAGTGCCGTCACCCCGTTAGCGTTGACCAGTGCCCACTTGATCACCGGCGTTCCGGTCAAATCATAGGGTTCGCCGTTTTCGTCGATCAGCGTGGCGTTGATCAGCCAGTCATCGCCGGCGGTCCAGTATTGATCGGAGTGCACGGTCATTTTCGAGCGTCCCGGTTCTGGTTCGGCGTCTTTCTGGCAATGCGCGAGGCGGATGCGGCCTGCTGCGCGATCAGATCCATCGGCACGTCGGCGGCGATGATGTTGGTTGCCGGCTTGCGGTGCGCGACGATGGTATAGGTGTCATAGACTTTGCCGGCGGTTGGCACATAGGCGATGATGGCCGACCGGTCGGATGCTTCGGTGGCTGCCAGCCTGCCAAGAATGACGTTGGTGACGTTGGCGCTGAGGGCGGCGCTATCGGCAGCTTCAATTGCGGCCAGCCGGGTGACGATGCCGAGCCGGCCGTTGATCGCCGCCGTGTCTGCCGCCTCGATAGTCGCCAGATGCGCTTCCATCCGCGTGGTTGCGGTAATGGCTGCGGTGTCGGCGGCTTCGATGGCCGCAAGCGTGGAATTCCAGGCGGTCGTCGCCGCCATGGCAGACAGGTCCGCCGCCTCGCCGGCCAGCAACCTGCCGGTGGCGTAGATGCCGGCATTGATGGCGGAGGTGTCCGCGGTTTCAATCGCAGCCAGCCTGGCTTCCAGCCGGATGGTCGCGTTGAGTGCTGCGGTGTCTGCTGCCTCGATGGCGGCCAGATTGGCGAACCATCCATTGCCGGCGTAGATCGCGGCGCTATCGGCGGCCTCGGTCGCGACCAGTGCGGCGGCATGGGTTGCCAAACCCGTCAGCGCGGCTGTATCCGCCGCCTCGGTGACGGCCAGCCGCGCCGACCACGCAGTGGCGGCGTTGAGGGACGCGGCATCGGCAGCTTCGATCGCCGCCAACCTGGCGGCCCACGCCGTGGTGGCATTGAGCGCCGAAAGGTCCGCCGCCTCGATGGTGCCGACGGCAGCGACGATGCCGGTCACGGCGGCGTTGAGCGCCGCGGCGTCTGCCGTCTCGGTCGCCGTCAGCCAGGCAGTCTGGCCGGCGCCGACGATCTGGCCGACAATGGCAGACGTATCCGCGGCTTCCGTTGCAAGCAGTCTGCCGGTGGCGTAGATGCCGGCTGTGAACGCCGCAGTGTCGGCGGCTTCCGTTGTCACCAGCGAGCCGCTGGCGATGATGTCGGCATCGAGCGCCGCGATGTCCGCGGCCTCTGTGGCGGCCAGCCGCGCATTCCATTGCGTGGCCGCATTGAGCGCAGAGGTATCCGCCGCCTCGATCGCGGCCAGGTTGGCGCGCCAGGTCAGGTTGGCATCGAATGTCGCAAGGTCGCCGGCTTCGATGGTAGCCAGCCGCGCGGTCCATGCCGCGCTGGCATTGAGTGCGGCGCTGTCGGCGGCTTCTATGGCATTAAGCGCGGCATCGGTTCGCGTTGCGGCAGTGAACGCCGCGGCGTCCCTGGCCTCGGTAGCGGCCAACTCGGCGGTGACGGTGACGAATACCGTGGCATTGAATACTGCGCTGTCCGCCGCCTCGGTGGCGATTAGCCTGGCATCCCACTGCGAGGCTGCGGCGAAGGCGGCAGCATCAGCCGCTTCCGTCGCTTGCAGCACCGCGTTCCATGTGACGGTGCTGGTCAGTGCGGCAGTATCGGCAGCTTCAGTCGCGGCCAGCCGCGCCTGCCAAACCACTGCAGCGTTGAGCGCCGAGGTGTCGGCGGCTTCTGTCGCGATCAGGTTGCCGGTAATTTCGGGCGATGCCGCCGCGACCGTAAACGCCGCAGTATCCGCAGCCTCGGTCGCGACCAGATTGCCGGTGACCGTGGTAGAACCCAGCGCCTCGCCCATCCATGACGTAAACCCGGACGGCAATGGCGATTGCGTGAATGCAGCCAACTCGGTGCGGACAGTTACAGCATCGCCTGCTGCCCCCGTGCGCATCCACAGCGCGGCATTTCCGGCACCAAACGTGGCTGAAATATCCAACCCGTTAGTATCTGTCGCCGGGTCGGCGCTGGCGTCGTTGTTCCAGAGGCCGTTGTTTTTACGAAACCAGATCTTCTCTGTGCCGGCGTTCCACGCCAAGCATGCGACATCACCTGTTGCCAGTGCCGCCCCGACCGTTACCGCACTGTTTGAACCGCTGATCCTGACTGCGCCGGTTGTAAGAAACAAATCCACCGAACCCGTAACAGATGCGAGCGTCGCCGCTAATGGTTTGAACCCGACGCTTGGCGTACTGGTTAAGGTGTCAATTTTATATTCAGCGTAATACTTGCCGGCAACTTCGTTCGCATAGCTCTGGGTTGATCGAATATAATTGACGCCGTTGCCCGTGAACGTCTTGTCAGTGTTCGAAAGTAACCCGCCGGAACGGTCGCCGAAATTCCAGGCATTCTGCGCGGGTAAGAATGTTGGACCCTCATCGTATTTCAGGGTGCCATTGTCGTTGACGAGATAGGGAAATATCGCCGCGCTGCCGCGCGTATAAATCATCTGGTTCTTCGACAGATTGGCATCTGCCGAAGCAACCGTTCCAACAAACTCGCTAACTGCGGCGGACCATGTCAGCCCGTTGTCGCTACACGTCTTGATATATAAATCGCTGTCTGTGCTGCTCTGATAAAGCGCGTAGAACATGCCCAGAGTGTCGGCCACCCGCGCCGGCGTACCCAACGTCACGGCGGTGTTTGTAACCGCAGGATTGTCTGCGCTATTCCACCGAAATACGCTCGTCGCCGTCAGGCCGACGCACCGGATAACACCGGCATTGTCCCAGGTTGCCACATCCTGGGGGAGCGCCGTCGCGCCAGTAGACGCCGACGTGCCGATTACGTTGGCGCTGGTCAGGTGACACTGCATCGTGTTGGTGGCGTTGAACCACAGAAAATGCAGCCGGTCCGACGTACCCAGTACAACAATCGGGTTGGTGGAATTAACACCTGTTGCTGATACAGCCACCGCCGCCGCCCAAGTGGCCACGCCGGTTCGCCGCCGATATGCAGTTTGCGCAAACGTGGAAATTCGCGCGACGTTGGTATGAACTACCACTTCGCCGGTTGATCGTACAACGATGCTGGTATTGTACTGGTTGGCACTGGCACTGCTTTGGGTATTCAGTGCCGAGTTGATTGTTTCTGCTGTGACAAATGTATCAGTCGTGGCGTCAAAGGTCTGATATTTATGATTGATGCTGGTCGTCGCTCCATCGGTAACAACCAGATGAAAGACGTTGCCGACTTGATAGGCCGACAAGTATTGAATGCCAGTTGCAAAACCGGTCTTGGTGGCGATGCTCGCCCATGATGTGTCTGGCGCGGTCGACTTGTACGCCTGCAGCGTCGTCGCCGTGGTGCTGTCGCGGCCAAAGAAATAATAATTGCCGTTGGTCGCCTTGAACGGCCCAACGGGTGCTACCGCCGTCGAGATACCGGTGATGGTTACCGGGAGGGCCATTTCAGATCACTCGATCCGATCCGCGCACTATGGCGAGTGCGTGATGGTGCTGGGCGGCGAACCGGTGACTGTCACGGTCTGGCCCGAGGTAATCGATACCGAGTTGAGGATGATGTCCGCGCCCGAGGTGCCGACCGTCAGCCCGGTCACCACCACCGTGCCCGCCTGGTTGCGGATTTCCGCCAGTGCCGCGGTGCCGGTGGCGGATGCTGTCGCGGACAACGGCGTACCGGCTAGTGTCGCAACCGAGCCTGATACGGTGAACGGAGTAGCCGGCAACGGGATCGTCACCAGCACGCCGGTCGCGCCCGACAGCGACGAGGTGCCGATCACCAGCGAACTTACCTGCGCGGTGCCGGTCGACGCGGTGAATGTCTTGCTCGATACCACATCGCTCATCAACTGCATTCGGTTGGTTTTCAGCGTGGCATTGTAACTAACGGCCATGGTTCATTCCCCTTTTGACAGTGCCGCCAGCGCGGCGCGGTTTTCGTCCGGCGTCATGCCGTTCTGTTCAAGTGCGTTGAGCCAGTCCTGCATGCCGAGAACGACATTTACCTCACCATCCTTGACGACCAGGTAAGTCCGTGCCGCGGCATCGCGCAGCGCGGTTTCGATGTCGAGCGGCGTTACTTCGGGATGCTCCACCAGCATGTCATCAACGATGATGCCGATCACGTCGAGGTCGCGGGTGCGGTCGGCGACTTCCAGCTGGTGCCGCTGCTTGGCAGTGATCATCGGCGCAGCGGCGCCCCGAACACCTGCCAGCCCAGCAGCGCAAACAGCACGAACAGGAACAGCGTGTTCACCCAGAGGCCGGTAACCATGCCGATATGGTTCAGCATGAAGAACACCAGCCACACCAGCATCAGAACCCAATAGGCCAGACCGAGCGTCATGGTTATGCCCTCCAAGGGACTGTTCCATTGCATCGTCATGCGATCATGCTCGCGACATCGGCAGGAACTTCTTCCTGACATTTCATCGCACCGATTGCCATTACCGCGGCAACCGCCGCGTCAATTCGGCCGTATGGTTTTGATTTGTCCAGTTTGCGGTTTCCTGCCGGATCTTTGACCGCGATCGCATTGGAAAAGCACCAGCGCAACAGCGGATTGCCGCCATGACGGATAAGCTTCGCCGCCACCAGCTTCTCAAGTTCGTTGATCGCCGGAGCCATAGACGCATAGCCCTGCCCGAACGGCTCCAGCGGCACCGATACGCCGTAGCGAGCCAGCGCCTGTTGCAGGCTCTTGATCGACCAGCGGTCGTAATTGATCTGCGTCAGGTTCATGCTGCCAGACAGCGTTCCCAACTCGACCGCGACAAAACCATAATCGATCGCAGCGCCAGGCACCGCTGCCAAGTGTCCCTGACGTATCCAGACATCGTAAGGCGCGCGGTCGTAGCTTTGCCGCTCCTCCAGATTAGCATCCGGCGTCCATGCAAACGATTTGAAATGCACAATGCCGTCGTCATCCTCAGCGCAAAGCACCAGCGCGGTCAGGTCGATGCACGCCGACAGATCCAGCCCGCCGTACACCGGCCGCCCGTCGGTGAATATGCTTTCGTCAACCGCTCCGTCGCCCTCGCCCCACGCTTCCAGCGTAAACAGCAGATCCCGCGCATGCGGCGAAATCCGCTGGTTAAGTCGCAGGTTGCGGAACGCACTTTCAAACGATGGCATCCGACGCGCCCGCTCGGCCTCGGCGAAGATATCGCCCTCATCCAGGAAAATACCCATTGCCGGATTAACCCGACGAATCACCTCATGGTCGAACGGATCGGCATCCACCGGCGCCGTGGTCAGATGCACCACAACGCTGTTGTCGTTGCCCTTCATGCCGTCATCGATGATTTCCGACAGTGGGTGGATATCGCTCGACGCCTGTGTGGAAATAATCACCCCGAGCGAACGGTTGCGCTTGCCCATTGCAGTCTGAAGATTGTCGAGCAGGGTTCTATCTTTTGCCTGGGCTAGTTCGTCGTATGCCCAGAAACTGGGTGCCAACCCGTGCGCCCTGCGGCCGTCCGCCGATAGCGCCTCATACTTCGAACCGACCCCATCACCCTCAATCACCTCGATGGCCTTGCGGAACCGCTGGATGTTGCAGCGCACCGCAAACTCGGGAACCGCCTGAATGATCGCTTCCATTTCGTCAAAGATCAGCGATGCCTGCTGGCGGTCAATACCAGCTGAATAACACGCTCCGCGTGGCTCGCTTTCAGGTCCGAGCAGATGACACAGCACCAGCCCGGCAATCAGCCCCGTCTTGCCATTGCCGCGAGGCTCCGACAGCACGCCCAGCTTAACTTCCTTGCCTTCTGGCCGGCCATACAGGTCCGTGATGAACGCCCGCTGGTT